TCGTCAACCGCATCATCACCGACGCGGAGGCCACGCTGGTGACCGCGTTCATCCATAGCCGCATGGGGGTCTGATGACAACCGGGACCACCGCCACCGGGACGCCGTGGAGCGGCCTCCAGTCCTCGCCCCTCGCGGACGGGTCCGTGGCGCGGCGCATCGTTCCCACCGCACTCTCAACGGCCACTGACATCCCGTGCATGATCTACTTCCACGGTGCGGGATCGGCGGGGAACTTCTTCGAGACCGCCGCCGTGTTCCGCCCGCTCCGCGACTACCTGCTCGACGCCGGCATCGTGATCATTGAGGCGGTCGGCGGTGCGGCGAGTGACATGGCGTCGGAGGGTGGCAAGCAGAACTGGGGAAACGAAACCTCGCGGGTTGCGTACATGCTCGGGTTCCAGTGGGCTGACGCGATCCATCATTTCTCGTCCGTTGCGCTGCTCGGGCGGTCGATGGGTGGCATGAACGGCTACTACTTCGGCACCCGCCACCCCACGATCGCATCCCGCGTCTCGTCCATCATCATCAACTCCGGGGTCTCCAACCTGATCGCCGCGAACAACGTGCCCGAGGGCGGAAACCCGGACTACGCCACGGGGCTCCCCTCAGGGGCGGGCAAGTTCTGGCCGACCATGTGGACGGCGCACGACGCGGCGGATGCCACGGAGTTCGCGACCGCCGTGTCACCGGAGTACGACCCGCACCAGTTCAGCGCGTCGGTGTTCGCGGGCAAGCGGATCATGCAGCTCGTCGGCACGGCGGACAACACCGTGCCGAAGGATGCCCACGGGCTGGCGATGCGAACCCTCTACGCAGGGCAACCGGCAGCGGATGAGCTGATCGTCGGTGAGGGCAAGACGCACTCATCCACGAACGGCATGTACGACTACCCGGACGAGATGTTCGCCTTCATCGCGGCGGGTCTCCCAGACCCACCGGACCCGCCCGCACCGGCTGACACGAACGTGTATCAGCGGGTCCGCAGCTACTACTTCGACGGGGCAGCGAGCTACCTGCTGACCCACAACGCCTAGCGCATAAGAACGCACTTAGTCAGCCTCGAAAGGAGCTGGAATGGCCAATCTGTCCCTCGCAGATCTCGAGCGGGCGTACCTCCTCGGGATCTCCACCGACCCTGCCGAGCAGCTCCTCTCGCTCGCCGACCTGCGCGACGCCGTCTACGGCAACCGGCAGACGCCCTACGAAGCCGACCCGGCCACCAACCGCTCACGGGCCGACGTCGAACGGGACGCAAGGCTCGCGGCATCCGTCAATCCGCTCAAGCAGAACATGAGCCTCTCCGACCTTCGGCGCGAAGCCTGGGGCGGATAGGCTCATCCTGTAGACTGCACTCGACCTAGGAGGACCCCATGGCTGGTTTCGACGTCAAGAACGACATCACCCCGCAGAACTTGCGCAAGCCCCCGTCCCTGCCGACCGTGTCCGCGCTCCGTGCGGCCATCGCCGGCAGCGGTGTCGCGGCGAGCTATCCGACCGCAACCCTGCAGGGCGCGACGGAGAACGACCTCATCGCCATCTGCCGCACGCACGGCATCGCGGTCGCCGGGCTGTGAGCGCTGCGGCACCCGCCGCGATCGTCTCCGCACCCCAGGGGACCGCGTTCTTCGGCAGCGGGAAGGTGTGGTCGTCCGCACGTCGTGAGTTCGTGTCGCAGTCGCACATGAACTTCGCGACCGTGCTGCACGACTACGACCCGACGATGGAACTGACCTACCTGCCAGACTCCATCAGGCACGAGAACCCGGGCCAGAAGCCCTTCATCATCGTGCAGGCCAACGGGACAGACAAGCCCTACATCGTGAAATACCTGGACGCCGAGGACCTCAACAACCCGTCCGAGATCCTCGCCTGGCTGTTCATGGGCGACCGGCGCTACAACGACCCGAAGGAGATCGTCGGGCGCATGGAGGCCCGGGAGAAGGCGCAGCAGCTGCTGAAGCTCTCCCAGCAGATGGAGGAGGCCGACGACCGCATCGACGAGCTCGCCTTCATGGCCTCCGGCGGTCGGCAGAAGCTGCACACCATCCGTCACCACGGCATGAAGATCGACAGGTAGTCCCATGACTCTCGGCCAGTCCACCCGCACCTTCGGTCAGCTGTCGAAGGCCGTCCAGCGCGGGTTCGGCGACGAGTCGGGAGTCCAGCTCGAGGAGCCTGACATCCTCGCCTTCGCGAACGACGGCCTCATGGAGATCGTCGCCGAGAACGCCATCCTGAAGGCACGATCGACCGCGAACAGCGTCATCAACCAGCGGGAGTACACCTTCCCGGACGCCAAGATCTCCCGCGTCGAGTTCATTCACTACGCCGGCCGGCTCCTGCCGAACGTCCCGTTCGCGGACGCCCAGGAGAAGCTCATCGCGTACGACCCGGCGCAGCAGCAGGTCGGCACGCCGCAGTGGTGGTACTCCTACGGGGAGACCTTCTGGCTGTGGCCGGCACCCGACGAGGTCGCGTCCGTCGAGCTGTTCTTCGTCCGCTACCCGGACGTGCTCACCGGCGACAGCGGGCAGTTGCTCGGGGTGCCCGACAAGTGGTTCAACCCGCTGCTCGACTACATGCTGAAGCGCGCCTACGAAATGGACCAGGACTGGCCGGCCGCGCAGGCCAAGGAGAGCCAGTTCCGTGCTGCCCTCAACTCGCAGGCCGAAGAGGAGTCCCAGTCCCAGTTCGGGACTTTCCCGGTCATTAGAGAGGTCTGATGTCCAGGGATGTCAAGCCGATCACGGTCAACTTCAAGGGCGGCCTGAACACCTATTCGGACCAGACCGCCGTCGCCGACACTCAGGTGGTCGAGGCGTTGAACGTCGACCAGGACCTCGACGGGTCGCTCCGCTCGCGGCCCCCGTTCGAGAATCTCTCACACCCCCTCGACCTCGGCACCAGCGGGACCGCGCGTCTGCTCGGCTGGTACTACTACGCCGGCATCAGCTACCTCATCGCCAGCGATGGCCTCAGCTCGACCTGGCGCTACAACAGCACCACGGCCGCCTGGACACTGATCTCGAACACGTTCTCGGCGACCGCCATGATCCAGTTCGACGACAAGGCGTGGCTGCCCGCCCCGTACGGTGCAGCCAACCCCGGCGGGCGCTGGGATCCGGTCGGCGGGTACGTCGCCGAGCCGAACATGCCCAAGGGCGCGACGATCGCGGCGTACAAGGAGCGTCTGTTCGTCGCGCGTGGGCGCGGCAACCCCGACGGGGCCAAGATCTACTACTCGAACGTCTTCGGATCCGCCACCTTCTGGCCGGTCACCCCGGCCGAACAGCGCATCGGCTCCGGCGACGGCCAGGACATCGTCTACCTGACCGTCTACTACTCGAGCCTGCTCATCTTCCGCTCCGAGTCGATCTGGAACTGGACGTACGCGAGCTCCCCCGGCGCCGGCACGATCTCGCTCGTGGTGCCCGGTGTGGGTCTCGAGCAGCCCGACACTGTCGCGGCGTACGAGAACACGCTCTACTTCATGTACGACTCCAAGGCGTACGCCTTCATCAACAACCGGGCCGAGCATATCAACCCGCAGGTCCCGTTCGTCTCGGACGACCCGGCCTCGGCGTCGATCGCGGGCGCGGTGTCGACCTACAACAAGCGCGTCATCTTCACCTACTACGACACGCTCTACATCTTCAACCTGCTGACGTCCACCTGGACGCGCTGGCGGTCGACGGCGTACGGCCCGATCGGCCAGATCATGCAGTCGACGTTCGACCTGATCGAGGTCGGCTACGCCCTGACCTCCGCGGCGATCCCGAACGGGGCGGGCCGACAGCAGAAGCTGCTTCGGATCACCGATCGTGTCACCAGCGCGAAGGAGACGATGGTCTGCATCATCCAGACCAAGAACTTCAGCTTCCAGGTGCCCTCCAACTTCAAGATCATGCACCGTTGGGGTATGGATGCACGCTTCAACGGCGAGGTCGTCGGCAGCGCCGTCCCGGTCGTCTACACGGCCGCCACCACCTGGGACAAGGTCGGCACGAAGGACTGGGACGAGCTCGGGCTGTGGGACAACCTGCTCGGCGGCGACCAGCTCGTGGAGATCACCACGATCGATGAGGAGCTCTCCGGCCCGTCGCGGCGCTATGTGAAGATGCGCAAGCGGTTCCGGTTCCGTCAGGCCTACTTCCGCATCGAGTTCCACACCGACGGGGACCTGCTCACCGCTCCCGCCCAGCTCTTCAGTATCCTGGCATATGTGGACACCCGCCAAGGTGCCGTCAAAGCCGTCTCGTAAGGAACCCCATGGCCCAGAACAGCACCTTCCAGGTGGAGAACGCCGAGACCTCCGGCGCGGCTGCCTACGCCATCCGGCGGGTCGGCTCAACGACGTGGGAGGCCGTGCTGCCCTGGGCGACGCTCGGGGATGCGATCTCCACACTCACCGCGGCCGCCGCAGCGACAGCACCGGCCCTGGTCCGCGGGGCGACATTCCAGGTGAACCTCGAGGCGGACTTCCGGTCGATCGCGAAGTGGCAGTGGCTCGGCATCCAGTCCGCCGGCTCGTTCGTGTCGCTGTATAAGGACGAGCTCATGACGCTCGTGCCGCTGCTCACCGCCGTACAGTCCGAGACGGACACTCCGGTCGACCTGGACGGCGACGGCCCGAAGCCGCTCGACCCACTTCTGCTCCCTCCGTATCTCGCTGAGGACGCACTAACGGCCACGATTGCGGGAGCTCGTGTG